CCCACCCCCTACACCACCCCGGTTGCCCAGCTCCTCCACCGGGCCCGCGTCCTCATCGAGACCGTCGGCTGGTGCCGGACCGCCGCCTACGACGAGACCGGCGCCCTCTGCCCCATCCACGCCATCCGCCGCGCCGCCCACACCCGCGGCCAAGCCGACGACGCCTGCGTGCTCCTGCTGGAGGCCATCCAGCGGCAGTGGGCCGACGAAACGATCCCCGCCTGGAACCGCTGCCAGCCCGGCGCCGCACCCGTCCTTCTTCAGCTCGACCGCGCCGCCCAGCTCGCCCACACCCGCAACCTCTAAGGAGAACCCGATGGGACTGTTCAACCGCAAGGCAAAGGCCGAAGTCCTCGCTACCGGCGCCGAGATCGACGCCGCCGCCAAGGCCCTCGCCCGCAACGACAGCAGCCTCGCCGACCAGCTCTGCGACCGCGCCGGCGACCACAGCCAGCAGGTCGCCATGGCCATCCTCGCCCGCTCCGTCGACTACACGCCGCAGGACTGACTGCCTTCACTCACGAGAGGGGACACCCGACCCATGGGATACGCGCGATACGAGATCAGCCGGAACGGCGAGACGATCGAAGCCGGATACACGGTCGAGACCGAATGCGAGGAGGACGTCTGTAACGAGAACATCGACCGCGGCCTGGGCCACCTCTGCGGAGCCACCCCCGGCGGCGACGAGTACGGCTGCGGTGGCTACTACTGCGGCCACCACCTCTACGGCGGCATCGGCCCAGCCGAGGGCCTGTGCGCCCGCTGCTCCAAGCGCTGGGAGGAGGTGGAGGAGACGACGGTCGTCGCGACTCGCCCGTAACAGACGCCCCTTGACAACTGCCACGGCCGAAGCGATCATCTGCTCAAATAGCCTTCGTGCGCTTTGAGGCCCGCCACACTGGTGGGCCTCTCGCCATTTCCAGGGGAGGTGACCATGCCCCCCGGCTACGTATCCGCCTCCGACGCCGCCTACTACGCGGGCGTGCCCGTCGGCACCATCTGGCGCTGGGCCTCCGAAGGCCGGATCAGCAAGACCGGCCGCGGCAAGGCCGCCCGCTACTGCGTGTTCGACCTGCCGAAGGCGCGCCGCGACGAATACACCCGCGAGCTGATCGAGCCCGGCAAACCGCCGCCGCTACCCGCCGGCGCCCGCGCCGCCTGAGGAGGCGACCGCCATGGACTCTTGCGAAGCCTGTAGCTGGCGCCCCAAGGGCATTCTGGCTGCCCGCTTCCGGCAGCTGATCAGAGCGACCTTCACGGGAGCTGAACTGGATCATCTGATGCTGCTGGAGGAGAGCTCGATGCTCCCCTCCGAATGGACCGGTCGCAGAGATGTGCGTGACCCTGCGGCTCGGGCCGTGCCGCCGGAGGGGACCAGCTACTACCTCCACCGCTCGATGACCCCGAGCCGCCGCGCCGCCTGATCGTCCCGCCGTTCGAGCCCCGGTCCCCGGACGGCGGGACTCAAGAACGAGGACGTCGTCGGCAGACGAGGGCTGTCGTCCGCAGCTGGCCAGCACCGGTTCGACTCCGGAACGGCGGCGCTCTTTGAAAAGCCACTCGCGCCACGCGGCGCCCATTCGTGAGGAGGCCGCGTGGCCGACAACTTGACGAACACGGCAGAGAATCGCTGCCTGGACTTCCTGCTCGGCCTGCCGGCGACCGCGCCCACTGCCCCGCTGAAGGTCGCGCTGGTCACCGCGAACGGCGACGACACGACCGCGGGCACCGAGGTGACGGGCGGCTCCTACGCGCGGCAGACCTTGACCGTCGCCGCGGCCGTCGGGGGATCCACCAGCAACAGTGCCGACCTCGTCTGGTCGGCCATGCCAGCCGCGACGGTGGTCGGGGTGGAGATCTGGGACTCGGCGGGTACGCCGGTGCGGCTCTGGTATGGGCCGCTGTCCGCGTCCCGCACGGTGGCCGCGGGGGATGAGCTGCGGCTGACGGCTGGTTCGCTGGTTCTGTCGATCGCGTAGGGGAGGGCCGGTGCCGTCCCTGAGTAGCCTTGTCGACAATTTCAACGACGGTGTCATTGCGCCCGACTGGGGCAATTCCTACGGCGGCGTCTACGAGGCCGCCGGGCTCGCGCACGTGCCCTGCACGACTGGGTACGCCGGCTACCAGACCGCCTACAGCTGGACCCTGGCCGGGTCGTCCTTCTTCGTGAAGGTCGTTTCCATCCCGGCGGCGTCCACGGCGACGGAGGCGTACTGCGGCGTCATCGTCAACGGTGACACCAGCGGCACTCGTATCGGTTTCACGATCAAAGCGGTCGGTGGCCTCCTGCGCATGCAGTCCGATAGCGGGTTTTTCGACCCCGGCGCCGTCGAGATCCCTTACGACCCGGTGGCTCACGCGTTCCTCCGACTGCGCGAGGACGGCACCAACGTCTACTGGGACACGTCCCCGGATGGCACCACGTGGACGAACCGCAGGACGCTCGCCAGCCCGGCCTGGATCGCCACCGCGATCGACTCCTGTGCGCTCGACCTGTCCGCCCACCGCGATGCGGGCGTCAACGACGAAGCCACGTATGACCTGTTCAACACGCTCAGCAACGGCGCCGTCCACGAAGGCGCCGCCGCCCTGTCCGCGCAGAGCAGCCTCACCGGCAGCCTTCAGGCAGCCGTCCACGCGGCGGCTGGACTGTCCGCAGAGACGAGCCTCGCCGCGGCACCCACCCTCACGGCGCGCGCCACAGCCGCCCTGTCCGCGGACGCCACGCTCACCGCCGACGCGGCCAGCTCACAGATCCCGGAGGTGGCCGCCTTGTCCGCCGGAGACTGGGACCTCTACATCGAGCAGGGCAGCACCTTCGTCCAGACGTACACCGTCGCCGACCCCGACTTCAGCTGGGCCGGCTGGTCCGCACGCGCCCAGATCCGGTCCGCCGCGGGCGAGACCGGCGAACTCCTCCTCGACCTCACCCCCTACCTGGCGATCATCGGGGCGTCGATTCGGCTCGCGATCCCCGCCGACGTCACCCAGACCCTCGACCGCAACGGCGTGTGGGACCTGGAGGTCTACCAGGGATCAACCGTCGTCCGGCTCCTCAACGGGCGGGTCGTCGTCAGCTTGGAGGTGACCAGGTGAAGATCCAGGTGACCGGCGAGCAGTCCGTAGGCGAGATCGAGGTCAACGGCGGCCAGCCGTCCCGGATCATCGACGTGACCGCGGGCCTCGTGTCCTCCGTCAACGGCCGCACCGGTGGGGTCACGGGTCTCGCCGAAGCCGCCGACGTGCCCGGCATCGCCGAGACCGCCGCCGAGACCGCCGTCACCGCGCACGTTGCCGCCACGGACCCGCACGGCGACCGGGCCTGGGCCGCCGCCACCTTCACCGTCCTCGGCTGGGCCAACGTCATGCACTACGGCGCCACCGGCGACGGCGTCACCGACGACACCGCCGCAATCCAGGCCGCCATCAACGCGGCATCGGTCGTGTACCTCCCCGCCGGGAAGACCTTCGTCGCGGCGGGCCTGACCCCCCGCGCCGGCACCGTCCTGATCGGCGGCGGAGCGGCAGGCTTCAGCTACCAGGCCCCGGCCCCGGCGTCGATGGTCGCCACCCTCAAACTGCGGGACGGCGCCAACACGCATCTCATCGTCGGGGCGGACGGCGTCTCGCAGGTCCAGCTCCGCAACCTGCGGCTGGACGGCAACAAGGCGAACAACGCGAGCGGCGACCTGATCCACCTGACCGCTGCGGCAGCCCAGGACACGGCGTGGCACATCGTCGACTGCACCCTCGACAACGCACCCCGCGACGGGATCCACATCGGTTCCGGGCGCCAGGCCATCAAGGTCAACCGCATGTGGATCATGCGGTCCGCGAACGCGGGCGCCGTCATCGACGGACCCGACTGCGGATTCGACACCGTCCTGATCGGGCTCTCCGGCAACTTCGGGATCTACGTCGGCATCGGTGCCAACGTGCAGCACATCACCGACTGCGACATCTGGTCGTCCGGCCAGCACGGCGTCGTCGTCGACCAGGCGTCCATGATCTCTTTGACCGGGGTCGGGATCGACCGGCACCAGCGCTCCGGGCTCGTCGTCCTCGACGGCGACGTCACCGTCCGCGGCTGCTTCTTCCACGGCAACAGCCAAGCGGGCAGCGGTCTCTACCCGCACATCCGCGTTGACAAGGGCAACGTCGCCGTCGTGGGCTGCATCTTCGGCGGTACCACGTTCGTCTCCAACCCGAACTGGGCGATCCAGGCCACGGCCCCCGCTGTGATCAAGGAAGCCGCCAACGTCGTCCTGAACACCTCGGTCACGTCCGGCTACATCAGCGACACCAGCAGAGTCGTCAACACGATCACGGGGGACATGACGGCGACCGGCACCCTGACCACGGGCGGGGCCATCACGTCAGGGGGCAGCGTCTCCCTGGGCGTGGCCCACCAGGTCAACGTGGGAAGTTCGGGGTCCTCGGCGTCCTTCGCGGCCCAGCGCGCCAACGCCACCGACGGCATCATCAGCGGACGCGCCTCCGGTGACACCGTCAACCGTTACGGCGTCACCGCCGCCGGCTCGCATACGTGGGGCCCGGGCGGATCGACCGCCGCCGACGTCACCCTTGCTCGCAGCGGCACCAACGCGCTCGCCGTGACCGGCGCCGACTTCCGCATCGCCACCGCAGGCCGCGGACTCCGTGTCGCCGAAGGCGCCAACGCCAAGATGGGCGTCGCGGCCCTGGCCGCCGGGACCGTCACCGTGTCCACCACCGCGGTCACCGCCAACAGCAGGATCTTCCTGACCTGCCAGACGCCCGGCGGAACCCCCGGCTTCCTCCGGGTCTCAGCCCGGACAGCCGGAACGTCGTTCACCATCCTCAGCTCCAGCGGCACCGACACGAGCGTCGTCGCCTGGATGATCGTCGAGCCCGCGTAGGGAGACCACTATGCCCCGCACCAACATCGCCGCCACGCAGGCCAGCCGGTCGGGCACGGTTCTCCCGGCCGCCACCGCAGGCGACGTCGCCAACGGCAACTCGACCGCCAACGACGGGCGCGTCGTCCTGATCGTGGCCAACACGGGTGCGTCGTCCCGCACGATCACCTTCCAGACCACCGTGTCCGTCGACGGCCTTACCGCGCCCGTCCGCAGCGAGACCATTCCCGCCGGAGAGGCGCAGGTCTTCGGTCCCTTCAGCCCCAACGACTACGGCAGCACGCTCGCGTTCAACGTCGACAACGCCGAACTGACCGTCCAGGTCATCCGGATCTGACCGCTACAACCCGCAGAGGAACCCCGATGGACCAGGTCAGTAGCAAGTCCGGGAAGGCTCTCGGCACACCGCGCGGCGCCATCATCGAGATCATCGAGAAGGGCGCCACGACAAGCGACGACAGTGCGGGGCAGAGCATCATCGTCCCCAACGACATCCGGATCAACGGGCAGTCGCTGCTCTCCTCCGCCGACGATCCTGTCATCGTGCACGAAGTCAGTACGCGCGCGGACGAGTGCGTGCGTGTCACGCTCACCCTGCTCGCCCGCCGCGTCTCCATCCGCGCGGAGAACGACCCCATCTAGTCCTGGAACGAGCCGTCCGTGCGGCGCTGGTGGCGGCCCATCATGTGCTTGCACTGAGGGCAGCACTTCAGGAACACGGGCTTCACCAAGAACGAAAACGTGATCAGGTACAGCAGGTGGCGCCCCTGTCGAGCGATCCACGACATCGTGCACGTCCTACAGTCACGGCATCCACTGGCCATGTCGTACCCCCAACTCACGCGCGCGCCTATGCGCACGGACAACGATCAGACCATCGATCTGTCACGCCTGCACGGATGTGACACAGCCGTGACCGTGTAGGAGGTGGATCGTGCCAGTAGCGCCACCCACCCGGTGCGGGGCCATGGGATGCCACGAGCTGGCGACCAAGCGAGGGCGATGCGACGAGCACCAGCCCGAGCCGTGGCGAGGCCGCCCATCACCGCAAGAGCGCTACGGCATGAGCAGCGGCACCATGCGTGCGCTCAAGCGGCAGGTCATGGCCAGAGATCACGGCTGCTGCTACGTCTGCGGAGGCGAGGGCGCCGACGAGCTGGAGCACAAGATCCCGATCAGCCAGGGCGGGGCGTCGCGTGACCTGAACAACCTCGGCTTGATCCACTCCGAGCCGTGCCACCGCGAGAAGACCGCGCGCGAAGCCGCAGAAGGATCAAGAAAAGCGCGCGAAAAGAAGCGCGGAAAGCCATGATCTACGCGGGCGCGCGCACGGGTAGGGGAGTAAAAATCACGGCGGGAAAAACTTGGGGGACCGCCGCGGCCAGAACGGAAGACGCGCGCTCAGATCGCTGACAGGGGGTCTGATATGGGACGTACTGCGGCCCCGGCCGGTCTTAAGTTGATCACAGGCCGCTCGCCTGGCCGAGACTCGGGCGGGCGCAAGGTCGAACCCGGGCCGGCGTTCAAGCGGGTGCCCCCGTCGCCCCCCCAGTGGCTGTCTGACGAGGCCGCCGCCGAGTGGGACCGGGTGATCCCGGAGCTGTCCCGCCTGGACTTGATCAAGGAGCAGGACCGGGCGGCGCTGGCGGCGTACTGCGAGGCGTGGGCGACCTTCGCCGAGGCCACGCGTGTCGTGCAGGAGGAGGGCCTCGTCATCGAGGCGAGGCAGGGGAAGCTGGCGCACCCGTGTGTGGCGATCGCCCGGAACGCCGGCCGGGAAATGAGGAGCTGGGCCGCCCACTTCGGGCTAACTCCGTCGACGGAGCAGGCCCTGGCCCGGGGCGGGGGCGACGATGGGGACGAGGCGAACCCGTTCGCAGGTTCTGGCTGACCTCGGGATCAGTCCCGAGGTCGGCTGGTACATGAAGTCGCGCGGGATTCCGCTGCCGGACTGCCCGCCGAAGGTGCAGACGCCGAATCCGGGCGAGGCGCCGGGCGCCGTGTTCGATCCAGGCCGCGTGGATCGGGTGCTGAAGTCGTTCCATCTGCTGCGGCACACGCAGGGCAAGTGGGCGGGCAAGCCGCTGGACCCGGATCCGTGGCAGGTGGCCTACATCATCGCCCCGGTGTTCGGCTGGGTCCGCTGGGACGACGAGGCGGAGGGGTACGTCCGTATCGTCCGCAAGCTGTACGTGGACGTGCCGCGCCGTAATGGCAAGACGACTCTGTCGGGCGGCATCGCGGTGTATCTGATGGCCGCTGACAGCGAGCCGGGCGCCCAGGTGTATGCCGCAGCCACGTCGGAGAAGCAGGCCCGCTACACCTTCGACCCGATCAAGACGATCGCGGAGCGGGCGCCGGCCTTGAAAGGCAACGTCAAGGCCTACACGAAGAAGATCACACACCCGGCGTCCGGCAGCTACTTCACGGTGGTGTCCTCGGTCGCCGAGGCCATGCACGGGGCGAACGTCCATGGCGGGATCATCGACGAGCTGCACGTCCATAAGACGGCGGACCTAGTGGAGACGATCGAGACGGGCACCGGCTCCCGCAGGCAACCTCTCGTCGTCATCATCACGACGGCCGACGATGGCAAGCAGGAGTCGATCTACGACCGGAAGCGCCAGTACGTCGAGCAGCTGGCCCGCGGCGTGTTGCACGACCCGGACACCTACGGCGTGGTCTGGGGAGCCGACGAAGACGACGATCCGTATGCCGAGAGCACCTGGCGGAAGGCCAATCCCGGCTTCGGGGTGAGCCCGAGCGCGGCTTACCTGCGGGGCGCCGCCGCGGAGGCCCAGCAGTCGCCGGCGGACCTGGCGAAGTTCCTGCGGCTGCACTTGGGGATCCGCACGAAACAGTCCACCCGGTTCCTGACCATGCAGGCCTGGGACAACAATGCTGGGCTCGTCGATGAGGAGGCGCTGGCCGGCCGGGAGACGTGGGGCGGGCTCGACCTGGCGTCCACCTCGGACCTGTGCGCCTTGTGCTGGCTGTTCCCTGACGACGAAACCGGCACGCTGGATGCTCTGTGGCGGTTCTGGACCCCAGAGGACAACCTGAAAGCGCTGGACAAGCGCACAGCGGGCGCGGCGTCGCGGTGGGTGCGTGAGGGCTGGCTGACGGCGACGCCGGGCAATGTGGCGGACTACGACTGGATCAGGGAGCAGATCCGCCGGGATCGGGACAAGTTCAAGGTCCGCTCGATCGGCTACGACCCCTGGAACGCCTCTCAGCTGACCAACGACTTGGTGTCCGAGCGGGCTCCGATGGTGAAGGTCAGGCAGGGATTCGCGACGATGTCGCCGGTTTTGAAGGAGATCCAGCGGCTGGTGCTGCAGGGAACTCCGGAGGCACCGGCGCTGCGGCACGGCGGGCATCCGGTGGTCCGCTGGTGCGTCGACAACTTGGCGGTCGCGATGGACCCGGCGGGCAATGTGAAGCCGGACAAGGCCAACAGCGGGGACAAGATCGATGGCGTGTCGGCGTTGGCGACGGCCATGTCTGAGATCGTCGCCAGGCCACCGCGCCGGAAGTCTCGGTACGCGGACGAGGACGAAATCATGGTCGTGTAGCGGCCGGGGGAGGTCGCGATGTTCGCATGGCGTCGTACAGCCGTCCGTAAGAGGGTCGTCGTCAACCTGGCCGACAAGGCCTTCAGCGGGATCCTGTGGGCGAAGCGCGGTCCGCTGCTTGTGCTCCGTGACGTGGAGCTGCTGGAGGCCGGCCGTGCCCCTCAGCCGGTCGACGGCGAGGTGGTCATCGAGCGGGGCAAGGTCGAGTTCACTCAGGTGCTGGCGGGCGGGGGTGGCTGATGGCGTTCGTCGTGAGCTCGGGGCAGCTCTCTACGACTGGGGCCGGGGTCACGCCGATGTTTTCGGCTATGCCGATCTCGGCTGCTCCGTGGGAGTACGAGGCGATCTGGCGGACCCAACCGCAGGTGCGCACCGTGATCTCGTTCCTAGCCAGGAACATTGCCCAAGTCGGCATCCACACCTTCCGTCGCGTCAGTGACACGGACCGGGAGCGCCTGACCGATCACCCGCTGGCGCAGCTGCTCGCCGAGCCGCTGCCGGGAATGACGCAGTACCGGTTCATCGAGCGGATGGTGTCGGACTACGCCCTCTACGACGACTTCTATGCGATCAAACTGCGGCTGCGGGGCCGACGCGCGGTGCTGCCGGTCCCTCCGACACTGATCCGCCCGGCAGAGGGCAACTGGATCGCGCCGAAGTACTACGAAACCGCCGGAGGCCGGGACTTCGCCCCGGAAGAGGTCGTCCACATCCACGGCTACACCCCGGAGACGCTGACCCACGGCACCTCGCCGATCGAGTCGCTGCGGGACGTGCTGCTGGAGTCCACGGAGGCGGCCAAGCAGCGCGCGGCCATGTGGAAGGGCGGAGCCCGCCACACCGGCGTTCTGGTTCGCCCTCCGGACGCTCCTGAGTGGGGGCCGGGGGAGAAGGCCCGCTTCCGCGAGATGTGGCGGAGCTTTACGCAGGGCGGCGGCGCCGAGGGTGGCACGCCGATACTCGAAGACGGCATGGACTACAAGCCGGTCGGCTTCAACCCGCAGCAGGCCCAGTACATCGAGGCCCGCAAGCTGACCCGCGAAGAGGTCAGCGCGGCATACTTCATTCCGCCGCCGCTGATCGGGATCCTCGATCACGCCACCTACTCCAACATCAAGGAGCAGCACAGCCACCTGTATCAGGACACGCTCGGCCCTTACATGACGATGTTCGCTCAGGAGATACAGGCCCAGATCCTTGCGGACCTTCCTGACAGCCAGGACGTGTACTGCGAGTTCAATATCGACGCGAAGCTGCGGGGCAGCTTCGAGGAGCAGGCCGCCGCGGCGTCGACGGCGACGGGTCGGCCGTGGATGACCGTCAACGAGACGCGGGCCCGCAACAACCTGCCTGCGATCGACGGCGGCGACGAGCTGATCGTCCCGCTGAACGTCACCGAGGGCGGCTTGGCGTCCCCGAGGGACACTGCGCCGGAGCCTGACGCGGCCCCAAAAGCGTTGGCCCGGCGGGTAGCCACAAAGGCCGGGCCGACAACGGGCGAGCCCTCGCTGGATGAGCTTCGCGAGGAGTTCGCTTCATCGCTTGCCGAGCTGACCGACGAGGAGTTCGCCTCGCTGCTGGCCTCCGGCCCGGGCAGCGTAGGCGCAGTGCGGGCCTGGTGGACGTCCGGCCGGGCGGGCCGGCTGGCGAAGTTCTCCAAGTTGATCGCCGACTACATCCTGCGCTTCGGGCGCGCGGGCGCCCGCAAGGTGCTGGAGGAGTTCAACCCTTCCGAGGACGGCTGGGCGGCGGAGGCGATGGAGCCGTGGCTGCTGGCGGCTGCCCTGCACCACGCGCAGCTGCACGACGCAGCCGGCGAGCAGGCGGCGGTCGAGGCCGCCGCAGCACCACCTGAGGAGGGTGGCGTCGCCGCGGCGCTGGTGCTGGCGGGCGGACTATGGGCGGCTGCCGCCTTGACCCGGAGTGAGACGGCCGCGACGGAGGCTATGTCGTTCGGCGGCCACGACGCGGCTGAGGCATCGGGGGTCGGCTTCAAGGTATGGCAGACCACCAGCAGTAACCCGCGGGCCCAGCATGCCGCTATCAACGGGGAGAAGGCCCCGCTGGGTGGGGTGTTCTCCAACGGCTTGCGCTGGCCCGGCGACAGCACAGGTGACGCAGACGAGACGGCGAACTGCCGCTGCCTTCTGACGTATTCGAATTCGGAGTGACCATGCGGACTAAGAGCTGCCCGGTGCGGATCAAGGCCGCGGGCACCCATGAAGGCACCGACGAGGGCGTGTTTGAGGCCATCGTCGCCGCCTACAACCTCGACAGCGTCGGCGACAAGATCACCCCCGGAGCGTTTGCCGAAACCCTCGCCGAATGGAAGGGCCGCGGCGACCCGATCCCGGTGCTGTGGTCGCACATGTCCCACGACCCCGACTACCACATCGGCGAAGTCCTGGAGGCCGAGGAACGGCCGGAAGGACTCTGGGTCAAGGCCCGCATCGATCTCGACGCAACCAAGGCCGCCCAGGTCTACAAGCTGCTGAAGGGACGCCGCGTCACTCAGTTCAGCTTTGCCTACGACATCGAAGAGGGCTCGTGGGTGGAACAGAAGGACGGCCCCGGCTACTACGAACTGCGCAAGCTCAAGCTGTACGAGGTCGGTCCGACGTTGATCGGCGCGAACCAGGCCACCGAGCTCATCGACGTAAAGAGCGCTACGGAGCCCCACACACTTCCTGACCTGGTGAAGGTCCAGGAGACGCTCGAGAACCTGAAGGCCGGCAGGACGCTGTCGTCCCAGAACGAGCAGCGGGTGCGCGACATCGCGCGCCTGGCCAAGGAGCTGCTGGACTCCCTCCCTTCCAGCGACAACGAATCGCAGGACGCCGAGAAGGCCACGCCTGCCCCGCCCGCTGACGCCTCGCCCCAGGAAGCCCCTGAGGCCAAGGCGGCACAGCCCGCCGGGCCGAGCCCCGCCTCGCTCCGTCTGCACGCCGACCTCGCCGCCCTTGAGGCGGAGGTCTCCACGCTTACGGATTGAGGAGAGCCGTGAACAAGATCGAGGAGCTGAAGGAACAGCTCAAGCACCACCTGCTGCAGGCCCAGGCCATCGCATCCAAGGCGGACGACGAGGGCCGCGACTTCACCGACGACGAGCGCACCCAGGTCACCGAGCACATGGCCAAGGCGCAGGAAGCGAAGGCCGGCCTGGAGAAGGCCAAGGCCTCGGCCACCATGCGCCAGGCCCTGGCCGACCTCGGCGACGACATCCAGCTGGAGGAGAAGGCTGCTGGCGAACGCCGCACACCCTCGGGGCTGGTCGTCCCGGACGCCAAGGCGTCGCTGGGCGAGACCTTCGTCAAGTCCGCCGAGTTCCAGGGCCTGATGGCGACCGCACCGAACGGCGTGTTCGGCAAGGACCACCGGGTGCAGTCCCGGCCGGTCGGCTACAAGGCACTCGTCACCGGGGGCTCCGACACCTCCGGTGGCGCCTTCGTCACCAACCAGATGATGGGCCTGCAGGTCGGACAGCTGGCGTTCCAGCGTCCGCTGCGGCTGCGCGACGTGGTCACGAACCTGACCACCACGTCCGACACCATCGAGTACGTGCGGATGACGTCGCAGACGAACAACGCCGCACCGGTCGCCGAGTCGACGGCCACCGCCGATCCGGGCACGATGAACGCCGCGAACGGGGTCAAGCCCGAGTCGGCGCTCGCCTGGGCGAAGGTGACGACTCCGGTGCGCACCATCGCGCACTGGATCCCGATCACCAAGCGGGCCCTGTCGGACGCCGCGCAGGTTCGCTCCATCATCGACGCCTTCCTCCGCTACGGCCTGGAGGAGGAACTCGAAGACCAGATGGTGTCCGGCGACGGCACCGGCGAAAACCTGGAGGGCCTGTCCAACGTCTCCGGCGTGCAGGCGCAGGCGTGGGACACGAACCTGCTCACCACCACCCGCAAGGCCCGCACCAAGGTCCGCCTCGTCGGCAGGAGCACGCCGAACGCCTACCTGTTCAACCCGGCGGACCTGGAGGCCATCGACCTCCTGCAGGACAACGAGGCCCGCTACTACTTCGGCGGCCCGCAGGGCCTGGGCACCGCCGGCACCCTCTGGGGCCTGCCGGTCATCGAAACCGAGGCCGTTCCGGCAGGCACCGGCTACGTCGGCGACTTCCGCAAAGCCGTGCTGTGGGACCGCGAGCAGGCGTCCATCACCATCTCGGACTCCCACGCGAACTTCTTCATCCGCAATATGGTCGCGATCCTCGCCGAGATGCGCGCCGCGTTCGGCATCATCCAGCCCAACGCCTTCGTCGAGATTGACCTCACCGCCTGATCGGAGGGCCTGACATGGCGTACCTGAACCCCGGCGCAGGCGCCGCCCGCGAGGGAAAGCAGGCTGCGGCGGTCGCCAACATCGCCACCCCGGCATCGGCGACCGCGCAGCAGTGCGCGGAGAAGATCAACGAGCTACTGGCGGCACTGCGTGCGGCCGGCTTGCTGGCGTCCTCGTGACGCTGGTCAGCTCACGGACGGTCCGGGGCCGCTGCCCGATGTGCGGTGCCGCTCACGCCGCATGCGGCACGGCCTCGGACTCCACTCCCGTCGACGAACGAATGGAGGTGGCCGCCGTGGGCGGACCGCTGAAGAAGTATGAGGTCACCACGCCGCACGGCGTACAGACCACCATGAAGCTCAACGAAGAGGACGCCAGGCGGCTCGGCGTCCTCGACGAGCCCGACAGCGACTCCTCCGAGGCTGGCAGCGGAGACGCACAACCGGCCGCGAAGAAGCGTGCCGTCAGCAACAAGGCGCGGACCGCGGCCAGCAAGGGCGGTGCGGGCGGTGGCGACGACTGACTACCTCGCCGACCCGGCCGACCTGGCCGTCTGGCTGGGCGTCCCGGCCGACGACGCGAAACTCCTGCAAGCCCTGGGGGCGGCGTCCAGCCGCTTCCGGGGTGCGGTACGGCACCACGTGTCCTTCGTGGCTGGCGACACGGTCACGCTGGACGGCAACGGCAAGGAGTCGCTGCTGCTGCCGGCCGCGCCGGTTACGGCCGTCACATCGGTGAGGCTGGACGGCGAGGTGCTCATCTACGACACCGACTACCGCTGGTCACAGGACGGGTTTCTGCGGCGGGTCGGCCGCTGCTGGCCGGACAAGCTGCGCTGTGTAGAGGTGGTTTACAGCCACGGCTACCAGCAGATTCCGGAGGACATCGCCGAGGTTGTCATCGATCAGGCGCGCGCCCAGTACACGGTGCGCCCGGGCCTGACCTCAATGACGGTGGGCGGCCAGCAGGTCGGCTTCGGCGCGCAGGCCTCGGTCGGGGTCACCGCTCAGTGGACGACGATGGTGGAGAAGTACCGGATCAACCACGGTGATGCGCCGTGAGCCTGTTCTTCCACCAGCAGGTCGTGCGCGTGAGAGCCCCGCTCGTCGAGGACCGCTACCACAACAAGAAGCGCGACTGGGACAACGCCGAGCGCGTCACCATCTCCGGCGTGAACATTCAGCCCGCCGGAACCCCGGTGCGGTCGGAGGAGGACACCGATGACCGGCAGACCACCGTCACCGCATGGAACCTGCAGAGTTCCGAGGGCCGCGACTTGGACCTGCTGGAGACGGACCGCATCGAGTTTGACGGAATGACCCTGGAGGTCGACGGTAAGGTGGGCCGTTGGCCCGATCCCTTCGGGCCCGGTGTCCATCACGTCGAGGCCCGCCTCAGGGAGGTGGACTAGTGGCCCGCGCCCGGGTGGTGTTCGACCGCCGCGTGTTCCGCCAGATCGCCTCCAGCCCCGAGATGGCGTCCTATCTACTGTCGATCGCCAACCGCGGCAAGGCCATTGCCGAAGCGCTCGCGCCCACCTACAGCGGCCCCACCTGGGGCACCGAGATCCGCTCCCAGGACTACAAGCGGTCCCTCGAGGCGAAGTTGGTCCGCAACAACTTCGGCTGGCGCAGCGAGATCGCCGCGAACGTCGCCTACGCCGTACAGGTCGAGTTCGGCACCGGCCGCCCGTACACGTCTCAGGAACGCCCACAGGAGGGCTACTCGCCAAAGTGGCGGGTCCTGGGCCGCACTCTGGATGCGATGAGGAGCTCCTGATGCCTCGAATCAAGCTCGCCCACTGGGTGGGCGAGCACAAGCCGGGTGACGAGATCGAGGTGAGCGCCGTCGAGCTGGCTGCTCTGTCTCGCGACGGCCGCGTCGCCGCGGTTGTCGAAGCCCCGGCCGACCAGCCGCCGGTGCCATCGCAAGAGGTCCCAGCGCAGCCTGAACCGGTAGTCGAGCAGCAGCCGGAACCGGCGGCTGAGGCAGGCCGCAAGCGGCGATGACCCTGCCCATCGTGCCGATGCCGGACATCGAGCAGGTCGCTATCGATCTGCTGGCTGACGTCCTCGACGACTCGGTCACGCTCGGCAGCGAGTGGCCCGAAGATCTGGTACAGCACCTTCCCGTGGTGGCTGTCAGCCTGGGCCCGAGCGGCGGATCCGCCATCAAGGCGGTGACGGCAAACCGCGGCCTGGATATCGACGTGCTGGCTGCAACGAAGGGCGAGGCGAGAGACCTCGCAGCGCTCGTGTCCGCACACCTGATCGCCGCCCAGGGCACGACACGACCCGGCGCCCGCATCTACGGCGTGGACGAGACCAGCCTGATCTGGCTGCCCGACCCGGTGACGAACATCCCCCGCTACGTGCTCGTGATGAGCATGGTGGTCCGCCCCGCGTAGCAGCACCCAACCCGCACCCCTCTTCTGACCATTTCACCCGTCGGTCGTCGGCCGCGCGGGTCTCTCGCATTCCTGGAGGCATCCGTGGCGAACGACGCCGACAACGTGAGGGTCGGTCTCAACGGCTCGATCTACATCGCCCCGAAGGGCACCACCGCTCCCGCCGATCTGACCACCGCGTGGCCGGCGGGCTGGGTGGATCTCGGCTACCTGTCCGACGACGGCGTCGAGATGTCGTACAGCACGGAGACGGAGGACATCAACGCCTGGCAGTCCCTCTCCCCGGTGCGCAAGGTGCTGACCGGCGTCGACATGACGTTGGGCTTCACCGCGATCGAGCTGAAGACGTCCACGATGACGCTGTACTTCCCGAGCGCCACCATGACGGACGTGTCCGGCACGGTGCACAAGCTGTCCATCCCGGCGGCGCCGGAGCCGGACGAGCGCGCGATCGGACTGGAGTGGATCGATGGCGACATCACCAACCGGCTGATCATCGCCCGCGGTGAGGTCACCGACCGCGAAGCCATCACCTTCGCCCGCTCCGGCGCGGTCGGCCTCGGCATGACCGTGTCCGCTTACGCCGACACCGCCCCGGAGATCGCCGTCTGGCTGTCCAACGACCCCGCCTGGGGCGCGGCAGCGTAACCAGCTCCCGGCAGGCGTGCCATGCGGGTCGCGCCTGCCGGGTCTCAACCCGCTACCACCCGCGAGGAGATGCACATGCCCAGCAAGACCGTCGGCACGGAGGTCGTCGACCTCACCTCGCTCGCGAAGCAGCGCCGCGACGCGCTGCCGCAGCCCACCACGTTCAACCTGTTCGACGTCGAGTTCACGCTGCCCCCGATCAAGTCCCTGCCGTTCGAGCTGCAGGAGCGGGTCGGCGACCTCGACAACACCGTCGAGGTGCTCAAGGATCTCCTCGGCCGCGACAAGGTCAAGGAGATGTACGCCGCGGGCTTCACGTTCGGCGACCTGGAGCTGATCGCGCAGGAGTGGCAGCGGCGCTCCGGCGTGGAGCCGGGGGAATCTCCGGCCTCCGCCGCTTCCTAGAGGAGTACGGGGAGGCCGTCGAGTGGGACATCCCCCGGTACTGGCCGGGCCGGTCCCTGCTGGAGCTGTATCGCGGCCAGATGTCGTGGCGGGAGCTGCGCGTCTTCCTGCGCTACCTGCCGCCCGACTCGGCGACCGCGCGGGCGGTGCGCGGGTCTTCGCCGGAGGAGGACGCGTGGACGCTGGACCGGCAACTGCTGGCGACGATCGCTGATGCGGTCCGGGAGAACACCTTCGCCACGGTCAAGCTCGGCGGCGACCCGAAGAAGACGGGCCGCCTGAAGCCGCCACAGCCGATCCCTCGGCCGGGCGTCGAGACGCCAGCCACAAAGAGCAACGTCATCCGCTTCGGAGGCAAGCACGGCTCCGGGGCTAAACAGCTGGCGCAGGTCTTCGGGAGGCCCGCCGCGAACCAGTGACGGGGGTGCGCGGTGGCTTCTGGTGGCGTCCTCGTCGGCCGTGGATACGTGTCCATCCGGCCGGAGTTCGAGGGGGACTGGTCCCGTTCCGTCAACGCCCGCGCGTCCAGCGCGGGCAGGTCCGGGGCGGGAGCCTTCTCCAAGGCGTTCGGCGCCGGCCTGAAGGGCATCGGTGCGCTGGCCGGGGTGGCGATCGGCGCGAACCTGTCGTCCGCCGCGGCGGGCGCTGCCGCGCTCGCGCCCGCCCTGACCACCGTCGGGGTGGCGGCCGGCGCCTTGAAGCTCGGCCTGTCCGGGGTGGGGGAGGCGTTCAAGCAGGCTTTCGCCGACTCCAGCGCCGACGCCGCCGCGGCAGCGTCGGCGACCCGTGCGGTCGAGTCGGCTCAGCGCGGGCTGGAGAACGCGCAGCGCTCCCTGGCGCGTGCCCGCGTGGACGCCGCCCGCCGCGTCGCGGACGCGCAGCGGCAGGTCGCGGACGCCGAGCGGGACCTCGCCGACGCCCAGCAGGACGGCCGCGAGGTGCAGGGCGAGCTCAACGACGCCCGGCGCGAGGCCGCTCGCGCCCTGCAGGACATGAACCAGCGGCTCGCCGAGTCCCACCTGGACGAACGCGAGGCTGTCCTGCGTCTGAAGGAGGCGCAGGAGGAGCTCAAGGCCGCCCAGCGGAAGAAGGGTGTCACCCCGCAGGAGCTGGAGGAGCTGCAGATCCGCTACGAGCGGGCCAAGCTCAACCTGACCGAGCAGCGCCGCGAGACCGCCCGTCTTGCGGCGGACACCAAGGCCGCCAACAAGGCCGGCGTCGAGGGCTCGGAGCAGGTGCTAGCGGTCCGTGAGCGGATCTCCGAGGCTGGCGAGAACGTTGCCGACAAGGAGCGTGCCCTCGCCGACGCCCAGCGGGGCGTGGACGAAGCCCGCGCGGAGGGCGCCCGCCAGATCGAGGACGCCCAGCGGGCCGTCGCCGAAGCCGCGGCGGCGGTCGCGGACGCGCAGGCAGCCGCGGCAGCACAGACCTCGAAGTTCGGCGAGGCCATGGCCAAGCTCGCCCCGAACGCGCAGTCGTTCGTGCGGGCCGTGCAGGGCCTCGCACCGGTGTGGACCGACATGAAGCTGGCGGTCCAGAACGAGCTGTTCAAGGGCCTGGACGACACGGTCACCAGCCTCGGCCGCACCACCATCCCGATCCTCAGGGAAGGGCTGACCGCGACCGCCGGGATCTGGAACCAGATCGCCAAGAACGCCGCGTCCGGCATCGAGGAGATGGCCCGTACCGGCCTGATGGAGAAGATCCTCCAGGGCGCCAACGACAACCTCGCCGTCTTCAAGGACACCCCCAAGCAGCTCATCACCGCGTGGGGTCAGCTCGCCGTCGCCGCGCAGCCCGCATTCAACCAGCTGCTGCAGCAGATGGCCGGGGGCCTCAAGTCGTTCTCGGAGGGCATCGCCGCCAGCTTCGAGTCGGGCGGCCTGGAGAAGGCCATCACCAGCGCCTTCGAGATCCTGTCCCAGTTCGGGACACTCATCGGCAACGTCCTGGGCACCGTCCAGGAGGTCTTCCGGGCCGCCTCCGACGCGGGCGGGGAGATCGTCGGCTCGCTCGCGGCGGTCTTCGGCGAGCTGGAGCGAATCCTCGCCGCGCCGCAGATGCAGGCGCAGATGCGGTCGCTGTTCGCGTCCGTGTCGCAGATCGTCAGCGCGATTGTGCCCATCATCGGCGCCGTCGTACAGGCCGTGGTGCCGCTCCTCGCGGCGATCGCGCAGCCGATAGCGCAGCTTGCGACGGCCCTCGGCCCGGTCCTGCAGCAGCTCGCCAGCGCTCTGGGCGCCGCACTGCTGCCCATCGTCCAGGCGCTCGCGCCCGCCGTCGTCCTCATCGGCACAGCGATCGTCGAACTCGTCCGAGCGGTCATGCCGTTGATCGAGCCCATCGCGGCACTGATCAGCGGGGTGATCGCGGCACTCGCTCCTGCCCTGGAGCCGATCGTCCGAGTGGCAGCGCAACTGATCACGCTGCTGGTCGGCCCGCTGATGGCGGTGATGCAGGCCCTCACGCCGGCCCTCATCGTCATCGCCGACATGGTTACCCAGGTGTTCCAGGCGCTGGAGCCGATGCTGCAGCCGCTGGTCGACCTGCTCGGCCAGGTCGCCGAACTCGTCGCCGGCGTCCTCACGATCGCGATCGGGCAGCTGATGCAGGTGCTGCCGCCGCTCGTCGAGGTCGGCATGCAGCTGGTCGGCGCCGTGTTCGCCGCGCTGGAGCCGCTCCTGCCCGTGATCGGGGCCGCGCTGGAGGCAGTCGGGGGCGCCCTGCTCACCATGCTGCCGGCGCTGCTGGCCTTCGCCGACGCCGCGATTGTGCTGGTGGAAGGCCTGACGCCGCTCATCCCCATCGGCGTGCAGCTCGTCACCACGGTGCTGGAGGCTCTGCTGCCGGTCCTGCCCGCTATCGCGGACGCTTTCGTAGAGATCGCGGGCGCGCTGGTCGGGATCGTGGGACCCCTCGCCGAGATGGCCGGCACGATGGCCGAGACACTCGGCCCGATCCTTTCCGACATCGCCCCCATTCTGGGGGACTTCGTCGGCCTGCTCGCAGGCACCCTGACCCAGGTGCTCCCGCCGCTCACCGGCGCACTGCTGATCCTGGTCGGCGCGTTCTCCCCGCTGTTCCCGGTGCTCGCCGAGCTGGTGGGGATGATCCTGGAGATGGCGGCCGGCGTGCTGGTGCAGCTCCTGCCGTCGATCCTGCAGCTGGTGCAGGCCGGGGTGAGTCTGGCGCTGGCGCTGCTGCCGATCGTGCCGCCGCTGGCGGAACTGGTCGGCCTGGTGCTGGAGCTGGCGGTCAACGTGCTGTCGTGGCTGCTGCCGCCGCTGCTCAGCCTCGCCGACTTCCTCATCGGCGGACTGGCTTCGGCGCTGTCCACGGCGATCGGCTGGGTCGCCGGCTTGATCACGGTCGTAGCCGACCTGGTGACGTGGGTGCTCACGCATCTCGGCCCGGCGTTCCGATGGCTGGCAGACAAGGTCGTGAAGCCGGTCTGGGGCTTCATCGCTGGCACCATCAAGGGGGCCTGGACCTACGGCATCAAGCCGATCTTCCAGGCTCTGAACGCTGGTGTCGACGAAGTCGGAGACACCTTCACCTGGCTTCGCGATCACGCGGTGAAGCCGATCTGGGACGGCATCAAGAACACGATCAGCGGGGTCTGGAAGTACGGCATCAAGCCGGTCTTCAAGACCTTGCAGGACGCCGTCAAGGCGATCGCGACCAGCTTCGACACAGCGCGCAAGAACATCAAGACGGCCTGGGACAAGCTGGAGGGCATCGCCAAGGCGCCCATCCAGTTCATCGTCGACGTCGTCTACAACAACGGGATCCGCGGCGTCTGGAACAAGATCGCGGGTGCCTTCGGTGCGCCGAAGCTGGACAAGTTCGTCTTCGCCCGCGGCGGCATCCTCCCCGGCTACACGCCGGGCCGGGACCCGCACCGGTTCTACAGCCCGTCCGGGATGGCGCTGGAGATGTCCGGCGGCGAGGCGATCATGCGGCCGGAGTTCACGCGCGCTGTCGGCAGCGGGTTCGTCAACTCGATGAACTACATCGCCCGCTCTGGTGGCGCCGAGGGCGTGCGCCGGGCCCTGGCCCCGCTGCTGGGCGGTGACCCGGACACGCCAGTCGACCGATCCCTGCGGTACGCCCGAGGCGGCATCACGCAGCGGTTCGCGGACGGCGGCATCTTCGGATGGATCAAGTCTGCCGGGTCGGCCGTCGTGGGTGCGGGATCGACAGCCTGGAACAAGATCAAGGAAGGGGCGAGCTGGCTCGCCGACACCCTCGAGGCGTCCGCGCGCGCGGGCGTCGAAAAGGTCGTCGACCCGCTGCTCAAGCGGTTCCCCGGCATGGACACCGGCTTCGGTGCCATGCTGCGCCGCATCCCCACCAAGATCATCGATGCCTTGTTCGGCTACTCCAAGGAAGCCGACAAGCGAGGCGCCGGCGGTATCGGCGGCCCCCGCATCCAAGCCGCACTGAAGTGGGCCAAGACTCAGCACGGGCTGCGCTACCAGTGGGGCGGCAACGGCAACCCCTCGTGGGACTGCAGCGGCTTCATGAGCGCCATCGAGTCCGTCATCCGCGGGCAGAAGCCGCACCGCAGGTGGAGCACCCACGCCTTCCAAGGCGGGAACACCCCGCCCGGGTGGGTACGCAACGGGGCCTCCGCGTTCCGCGTCGGCATCACGCACGACGGCGTCGGTCACACCGCAGGCACCCTCGGCCGCACCAACGTCGAGTCCCGAGGCGGCGACGGCGTTGTGGTAGGGCGTCGGGCCCGCGGCTACAACGACAAGCTGTTCACCAGCTGGTACGGCTTCCAGCCCGGCAAGTACGACTCCGGCGGCTGGCTGCAGTCAGGCGGTGTCGGCGTCAACCTGCTCAGCAAGCCCGAGGCAGTCCTGACGCCGAGCCAGTGGACCACGATGACGACCATCGCCGACCGGGCCTCTGACCCTGTCGTGGTGGAGGTCCACACCCGGGACCGGGCGCTCGCCGAGTTCATCGACGTGCGAGTTCACCGCAACAACCAGGAACTCGCTGCCGTCATCAACGCGAACTGAGGAGGGCGACGTGGCGTTCCCTGGGAACTTCCTCTCCTCGGCCACGGAGTCGATGGATCCGACCATCGCCGGCTGGGTCCAGAAGTTGAACTGCACGATCAGCAAAGGGACGGGCGGCCGGGTGGGTGACGGCTGCCTCCTCGTCAAGTCGCTGGCGGCCGGCGAGATGCAGGCCGTCACGGTGGCCTCCTACCCGGTCACTGCTGGAACGACGTACTTCGCGTTCGCGGACGCGGCCGGGGCGTCGTCGACGGCCGAGCGGATCGGCATCCGCTGGATGTCCAGCACGGGCGCGCAGATCGGCATCACCTGGTCGCTGTCCACGATGGCCGCGTCCTCGTCGTGGCACCGCGTGAGCGTCGCCGGGCCGGCCCCGGCCGGCGCAACGCGGGCCCAGGTGATCCTGTCATCGACCGAACCCGCGGGGGCCGTCAACCACTTCTGGGAGCAGGTCTACCTCGGCCTGCCGCTGCGCACGACCGGCAACCTACTCGGTTTCAACGTGGAGTCGACCGAGGTCGACGCTTCCGGGTGGACACCGCTCGTCAACGCCACCATCACCCGCCAGGTTCCGGTGATGTCGTGGTCGGCGACGAGCTGGCTGGCGGGCGGGCACACGCTGGCGATGACCGCGGTCGCCGCCGGCAACGCAGCGGTACAGACCGTGGACCGGCCGACGGTCACGCCGGGCACCGAGTACCTCGCCTACGCCTACCTGCAGCCGCCCGTACTGTCGGCGCAGGCGTGGATCGAGCTGCGGTTCCACGACGTCAACGGCAACCAGGTCGGCGCCGAAAGGTCGACGCTGGACCCGCCGGGCACCGGCATGTACCGGCAGCGGGTCTCCGCGATCGCCCCCGCCAGCGCGGCCACCTGCTCGCTGGCGGCCGGCCTGGACGGGGCCTCGGCCGGGCAGGTACTGCGCCTGGAGACCGTCGTCATCCGAGCCGCCCCTGCGGTACAGGCCGGCAGCGTCCTGCCGTATGCGGACGCCAGCTTTGAGCAGGGTGTCGCCGGGTGGACGGTCGCCGCCGGGGTGGCCACGATCGCCCGGTCCACGCCGTGGGGGAGCGCCGCCTGGGACGGCTCCTACTCCCTGGCGGTCACATCGTCGACCGCGACCGCGTCGACGATCCGCTCGGCGCGGTTCCCGGTCACCGAGGGCCTGAACTGGCGGGCGAGGATCATCGTCCACGCGTCGACCGGCGCCTGGTCCACAGTGGTGGTCCGCACCCGCTGGTACGACGCGGCCAACGCGGACCTCGGCGCCTCGGCGGGCGCAGCCTACGTGGTGCCGGGCTCGTCCTGGTACAGCATGACCTCCGACAACGAGGCCCCGGCCGGGGCGACGCAGGCCGCCGTCGAGGTGGTGGCCACCGCGAGCGCGGCGAGCAGCGTCCTCAACATCGACTCGGTCGCCCTGTGGCAGGTGCTGCCCCTCACCGACGTCGAGACCCACTCGGATGACGGCTACGCGACGCTGACCCTGCGCGAACTGCCCCTGGACTACCTGCTCACCGTCTACCGGGTGACCCCGGACGGCTCGCGCACCCTGGTCCGCGGGCCGTCCGGGCTCCTCGACCAGATGCCAATCACCTCGGACCTGCTGATCGTGGAGGATCACGAGGCGCCGATGCGGACGCCGGTCTACTACCGCATCGAACTCCGGGCCAGCGAGACCGCCGCTGCCTCCACCCGCTCCTCCGAGACGGTCACACTCGACCTGCCGGACATCAACGAGGCGTGGCTGAAAGACCCGGGCACCCCGCAGCGCAACATGCGGGTGCTGGTGCAGCGGGCGCCGGACTGGCAGCGGCCCATCGAACAGGCCGCGTTCGTCGTCCGCGGCCGGCGCAACAAGGTCGTCCTGTCAGGGCAGCGGCAGGGCCTGGAAGGCGACCTGACGGTTTGGACGCGCACAGCGGAGGAGCTCGCCGCCCTGCACCGGCTGCTCGACTCCGGCAGCACGCTGCTGTGGCAGGCGGCTCCCGGCATGGGCGTCAGCGACATGTACGTCAACGTCGCCGGCATCACCGAAGCCCGGGTCGGAGCGCTCGCGCAGGAGCCGTGGCGGGCGTGGACGCTCCCGCTGACCGAGGCGGACATGCCGACCGCGGTCGGCGTCAACGGGGCCGCAGGGCGAACCTGGCAGGACGTGCTCACCGAGTTCGCCACCTGGCAGGACGTCCTCGACACCTATGAGACCTGGGAGGACGTGCTCCTCGACCGGCGGAGGTGAGCCAGTCGTGTATCCCGTCTCCGACCGGTTCCTCACCCGCCTCACCGAAGACCACACCCCAGTCACCCGGGTGGAGCTGTTCCTCACCGACGGCCGCGTCGTCGACCTGCCACACACGGGCGGGTCGGTGACCGTGGACCGCGGGCAGGCGGTCCGCCGTACCTGCACCGTCACCTGCCCCGACCCGGCGCTGATCCCGCGCACCCCGTCCGACCAGCTGGCCACCTACGGCGCCCGGCTCCGGATCTCACGCGGCGTCGATTACGGCGACGGCAGCCAGGAGCTGGTGCCGCTCGGCGTTTTCCGGCTCGACTCGGTCGACGGCGACGTCTCCGAAGGCCCCGTCACACTGCAGGGCAAAGACCTGTCGGCGATCGTCGCCGACGACCGCTTCACCGCCCCCTACACCGCGAGCGGCACAGTGGCCAGCGCCATCACCGCTCTCATCCAGCGTTCCCTGCCCGGCGCCTCCGTCCTCAACACAGCCGGCACCGTCACCATCGGCCGTCGCACTTGGGACATCGAGGGCGACCCGTGGGCGGCCTGCCAGGAGATCGCCGCCGCCGCGGGCGCCGAGGTGTACGCCACCCCGGACGGCGAGTTCACCATCGCGACACTGCCGGACCTGCTCACCACCGCCCCGGTCTGGGAGATCGCCGCCGAGGAGGGCGGCGCCTACATCTCGGCGAGCCGCGGCATGTCCAGCGACCGCGTCCACAACGGCGTCCTGGCCCGCGGCGAGAACACCAGCGACGGCGTCGCACCCGTCTCCGCCCTGGTCACTGACGACGACCCCAGCTCGCCGACGTACTGGGGCGGGCCGTTCGGTCGCCGCCCCGACTTCTACAGCTCCTCCACGCTGATCAACACCGCGGCATGCCAGGCAGCAGCCCGGCTGAAACTCGCGGAACTGAAATCCCCCAACGCGGTCGGCGATTTCAGCTCGTTGCCGAACCCGGCCCTGGAGGCGGGCGACGTGCTCCGGGTCGTGCACCCGGACGGCAGCCCCGAACTCCATCAGGCTGCGTCCTTCACTGTGCCGCTCGACGTCGGCGGCACCTTCCCAATCAGCACCATTTCGGCAAGGGAGGGCGCGTGAGCACTCATCGGGACCTGGCCTACGCCCTCCGCCAGCAGGCTCGGCGCGCGGGGGAGCAGTCGCCGACCGTGCGCGGCGGGGACTGGCGCCTCGCCACCGTCACCGCGGTTAACGGCGACGGCACCGTCGACGCCGACGGCATCGAGGGCATCCGCCGCCTCGCCTCCTACACGGCGCCAGCAGTCGGTCAGGTCATCGTCATCAGCCAGTCGTCGTCAGGCAACTGGATCGCCCTCGGCCCGCTGGCCACCAGCTAGAAAGGGGTCCGCGTGCCCACCACGGACGACTACGGGCAGGGAGTCAGCGTCGCGTCCCTCGCCGACGCGCCCAACGCCGAGGCCCTCGCAAAGAACATCGCCAACGCCATCGTGCAGCGGTCGATCATGCGGTTCGCCTCGGCGTCCGCGCGCAACGCCACGATCGACGCCCCTGCCGAGGGCATGTTCGCCTGGTTGCAGGACTCCAACCTGATCACCCTCTACACCGGGTCGGCCTGGCTGCCACTGCTCGGCACATCGGTGTCCGACCAGCAGAGCCCGTCCTTCGACACCAACGTCACGACCTACGGCACCGGCTCGACCGGCGGCAGCTACGCGACCTGCGGCGTCGTCTTCACCGCCCCCCTCTCCGGCAAGGTGAAGATCACCTCCGGGGCGCGCGTGGAGAACTCCTCGGCGACGGCCGGCTCCCTCGTCGCCCCAGAGACCCGCACCGGCAGCAGCATCGGCTCCGGCTCGATCGTGGAGGCTGCTGCCGACATCAACGGCTTCAGCCACTACGGCACGACCTTCGCCCGCGGCACCGCCTCCCACCTCCTCGCCGGGCTCACACCCGGCGCCACCTACAACACGAGGCTTCTGCACCGCACCTCGCAGACGAGCACGACCGCCACCATCGCGCTGCGCGAGCTCATCGTCGAACCCGCCTGACCCGCCCGTCTTTCGCCCCGCGCGCCGTCCGGCCCGGGGCCATTCCCGTTCCTGGAGCCGCAATGGCCTGGTACCCCGGCGCCACCCGCATGGAGCTGCAGCCCGAGTCGGACGCGCAGCCCGCGATCCGACCCACGCAGCTCATCGTCCACTCGGTCGTCGCACCGTGGGACGAAAAGCGGATCTACGCCTACTGGCGCGACAGCACCAATCTGGAGAGCCACTTCGGCCTGGACTACGACGGATCACTCGGCCAGTACATCGGCACCGAGACCCGCGCCGACGCCAACGCAGGCGCGAACCGGCGGCCGGACGGCACGGGTGCCGTGTCGATCGAAACCGCGTCCAACACGAAGGCCTCGGACGCCTGGACACCGGAGCAGATCGAGCAGCTGATCCGCCTCGGCGTGTGGCTCCACCAGCGGCACGCCATCCCCCTGCGGATCTGCCGCACCCACAGCGACCCGGGGTTCGGCTACCACAGCATGTTCCCGCAGTGGTCCACGAGCGGGACAGCCTGCCCCGGCGCGGCCCGCATCAAGCAGTTCCGGGAGATCGTCTTCCCGGGCATCGTCGCACGAGCCAAGGGCAGCACCGCACCCGCGCCGAGCCCCAGCACCCCCTCCACACCGAAGGAAACCGGCATGGACCTCGGCGACCACATCAAGCTCGGCAGATGGCTGCCCACCCGCTGGCCCAACGACAAGGGCCTCACCGACAAGACCATCACGGTCAACACGGCGCTCGGCTCGACCTACGGGTACGCCCGTGCCGCAGCCGAGGACACCGCCGAGATCCTCCGCCAGCTCGAGGCCCTCCGCACCGAGGTCGCCCAGCTGCGGGCCGCCACACAGAAGGAGTCCTGACCATGCGTATCTCCAGCATCGCCAAGAGCATCGTCGCTGGTCTCGCGGCCGGCGCCACGGCGGCCGTCACCGCCGTGCAGGACGGCACCGTCACCACCGGCGAGGGTGTCACGATCGTCCTCGCGATCCTCGGAGCCTGGGGCATCACCTGGGCTGTCCCCAACCGGCCTCAGCCTCCGACGGCGGTCTGAGTGCCCTGCCGGGCGGCCCGGCGGCTACAGGCCAGGCTGGGCCGCCGCGGCACCTTCCTCGCAATCCTCGGCACCGGCAAGACCTGCTGGGGTATCGGCATGATCGTTGCCCCGCAGCCCGCCCCCCAGGGCCTGCGGCTACTCCTCAGCATGTGCCCCCTCAGCTCTTGGGCCTGGCTGTGGATCACCTGCGGGCTCATCACCCTGTCGTCCGCGTTCCTCCGTGTCGGACGCGACTGGGCCGGCTTCGTCGCCGCCCTCATTCCCCCCACCGTGTGGGCAATCTCCTACACCTCCGCTGTCGTCACCGGCGAGTTCACCCGAGGCGGGTTCCTCGCCGTCTGGTACCTCACCTCCCACGTGGGGGTCATCATGTGGGCGGCCACGGTGCCCGAGCATTCGGTCCCCCACGCGCCGCGGTCTGCCCGGAAAGGCAGGCCCGGGTGAGCATCTGGGCGGGGATCGTGACCGCGTTCGGCACGGTCGGGATGGTGGTGGCCGGGCTTTTCGCGGCCCGCGCCACCAGACAGGCCGCCGCCGCGACGGCGGAGGCAACCCGAGCGGCAGCGCAGGCGCAGGCCGAGCCGTCTCAACGGGAGCAGGACCGGGCCGCGTTCGAGGCGATCAAGACGGAGCTGAAAGAGGATCTCGCGGAGACGAAGCAGGAGATCGTGCGGGTGCGCGGGGTTCTCTACTCGGTGTCCCGATGGGCGCTCCAACTGAGGGACCAGGTGCTGGAGCTGGGAGGCACCCCACGGCAGACGCCGGACGACGTCGAGGAGTACTACCGAACTGGAGTGTGACCATGCCCGAAGCCGTCCCCATGCCGCCGCGCTATGACGACACCGCGGCTGACATGCGGTCCCTCGTCCAGCTCGGGCGGGAGGAACCGCCGCCCGTGCCCGCGCCGTCGACCCAGCCGTTCCTGGAGCCCGACTGGCCGGCGGCCGACGAGGACTGACAAACAAACGCCCCCGCTCCTCTGCTTCGGCAGGGGAGCGGGGGCGCTTCGTCGTGTCAGGACGCCAGTTGCTCCTTCACCTCGGCCACACTCGGGCCGGTGTCCTCAGAGGGCATCTCCCAGCGGTGCGCCTTCTCCTCGCCGTCGATGTAAATCAGCGTGCCGCCCTTCGCCTGCTCGGGTGTCAGGTCGAACACCTGGGCCCGCCACTGGAATCCGCCAGGCTGGACGGGATCGGCGCTGCTGTACTTGTCCATCGTCACCATCGACGAGTTGCCGCTGTCGAAGCCGATCATCTCTCCGTCCGGGGCCATCCACTTCCAGCCCCCGCCGCTAATGGGGGCCACCTCATCGGCCGCGACCGCGGTCACCGCCTTGTCCTTCATCGTGATGACGACGAACGTTCCGTTCGCCGCGGTTTCCCCGGACGCTTCCTTGGTGAAGACCACCGTGTCCGGGGTGATCTCCAGAACGCCGGTGCCGCCGTCGCCGGTCGTCCGGGACGGCGTCCCGAACTTCAGGCTCTCCTCGACCTGCCCGGCCGTCGGCTCCTCGCTCGGTGCTGCCTCAGCAGCCACCGACTCTTTCGGCTCGGCCGCGGTGTCACTTCCACCGCCGCATGCGGTGAGAGCGGCGAAAAGCAGCGCGGCCGTGGCCGCAGTGACGCGTGCGCGCATTGGTACCCCCCAAGGTTGAACGTCGGAACACCGTAGGGCGCACGGCGAGCCCGGGGTGGCCGCCGTCACCGAGCCGTGACAAAGCAGCGCTGGACGCCGCTGTATGGGGGCCGAGTTGGGCCGTCGGGCTCTCGATAACATGCCATATCGCGAGCGTCAAAACGGTACAATCAGACATGGCCTCAGACTCCCGTGCACGCCTCATCTCCTACCTCTGCCAAGCCGGATTGAGCACCGCACGAGCCAATGCCGTCCTTGACGACTACGCCCACGGACTCGCCGATAAGATCCGGGACCACGCCCGAACGGTTGCGAAGCCCGGGACGCCCGGATACGCAGGGCTCGTCACGGCAGCCGACCTGATCACACCGGGTGCGGCGAAGTGACCGACCTCGTCTTGCGCCAGCCGGACGCCGCCCCTGCCGTCTACGACGCTGCGACGCTCGCCGTCCTGGCCGCCATGGAAGAGGCAGCCGAGAAGCACCTCGACGCCATCCGCCCCCACAACACGAAGCGCGGCTACGCCAACGACTGGGCGCTCTGGGAGGAGTTCCACGACTGGCTAGGGGAGCGCACTGGCAGCCGCCTGCCCTCGGCCGCTCCTCCAAGGTCGCCGTCGCCAAGTACGCGTGGTCCGGGCGGGAGCGGCTCGGCCTGCTCCGGGTCCGCGACGACGTCCTGGTGCTGCACTCGATGCGCTGGCCGGACGAGATCCGCGATCCCGCCGAGCTGTTGCCTCCGCCGGTCGACGTCGCGGAGGACGAGATCGACGCCGCGCTCGCCCTCATGGACACCCTGACCGTTGACGAGCTGACAGGCGACGAGTACCGCGACCGGTACACCGACGCCATCGCCGAGATCATCGAAGCGAAGCGGGAAGACCGCGAGCCGCCGGCCGTGCCCGAGCCGGAGAAGCCCGCCCAGATCGTCGACCTCATGGCCGCGCTCAATGAGTCGGTGCAGAGGGCCAAGGCTGGGCGGGGCGAGCCGGCCGGTGACGCCGACGTGCACGAGCTGCCGCAGCCAAAGAAGGCGGCGAAGAAGCAGCCCACCAAGAAGACGGCGAAGAAGACCGCGGCCCGGAAGCCCCGGAGCGCCTAGCCGTCGAGGAACCCCAGCTCACTGTCCGGCCGACACGCCCCGCACGCCTTCACTCCGTCGGCGAGCGCCCGCAGGGCGTCGTCCCGGCTGATCCCGCGGGTGCGCTTCCCGGCGTTCCAGCAGTCACCGACGTGCACCTGCACCGGCGGGGAGTCCCGGTTGAGGCCTTGCTCAAGCAGCCAGTCGGGCGGCGCGGGCCTGTCCTCGATGCCCCGCCGCCGCTCTGCCTCCTGCCGCTCGGCGTCCGCGATCTGCCGCCGCACCCGGTCGAGGGTGTAGACGAGCCACGTCTCCAGGGTGCGAAGGCGGGGCAGGTCCGGGGGCAGGTCATCCACGTCTCCCAGCTTGCACCAAAAATCGAACACGTGCTCCCATCGGGGTATGGCACGGCACCGCGTCGACTACCTCACCGACACCCAGGAACGCATCCTCCGCTACATCCGCGAGCAGATCACCGAGCGCGGCGAGGCGCCCACCGTGGCGGAGATCGGCGAGCATGTCGGCATGACGAGCCGGGCCTCCGTCCACTACCAGCTGCGCGAGCTGGAGACGAAGGGCGCGATCCGCCGAGACCGCTACCGGGCGCGCGGGATCCGGCTCACATGACCGACTCCGACCGCTACCACGTCACCCTGCACCTCGCCGGCCGCCCGACCCTGCACGGCTGGTGGGGGAACGAGCCGGTCGCCCGCCAGCAGTTCACCAGCCTCGTCGGCCAGTACGGCCAGCCCGGCGCCCACGTCACCCTCATCGACACCGAGACGGGTGACGTCCTCGACAGCTGGCCCGGCGGCCGGTGACCGCCTGGCACGCTGACGGCATGGACCACGAGGAAGACCCCGAGCCCTTCGACGACGGGATCGGCGACCCGCACGAGCTGCCGCCCGAGGACGAGTACCGCCTCTCCCGGCGCCCCGGCGTTGTCAGTGGCCGCCCGTACAGTGGAGACACCTAGCATCCCGAGACAAGTCGGGTGTGCTGCTGCTGGTCCCGCCCCGGCGTGATGCACCGGGGCGGACTGCTGTCGGGAGGGACCGTGGACGACCTGGTGCAGTTCCTGCGTGACCGACTGGACGAGGACGAGCAGATCGCGCGGGCCGCGACCGAGGGGCCTTGGGTCGCTGAGGTCAGCGGCGAGACGGGCCACTGTGTCATCCCGGCTGACGCGCAGAGCACGCGCGAGTTCGTAGCCAAGACGCAGTTGTACGCTGCCGCGTTCGACGCCGAGCATATTGCTGCACACAATCCGGCGCGGGCGTTGCGCGAGATCGACGCCAAGCGGCAGATCATCGCCCGGTACGTTGAGCACGAGCGGTTGGACCGGGAAACGTTCGATGCCGAGGGGCAGCACGCTCGGTCGCTCGTGTCGCTGCGCGCGGCCTACCTGGATGCGGTGCGGGAGCTGGCCGCGGTGTACTCGGACCGGCCCGGCTACCGCGAGGAGTGGCGTCCGTAATCCGCCGGTGAGGAGGTAGGCGTGGCGAGAGCAGATGCGGAGGCGCGGAGCCTAGTCGCCGAGTACGGGCTCACCGTCCCCCCGATCGACCCGGAGCAGGTGGCGGCAGGACTGGGAGCCATTGTGGTACGCCAGCCCGGCGCCGCCGAACTGTCCGGCATGCTGCTGCGTCGCGATGGCCAAACCGTGATCGGCGTCAACGCGGACATGGATCCCGCGCGACAGCGGTTCTCTCTTGCCCATTTGGTCGGCCACCTCCACCTGCACGCCCGCCGCCCGCTGCTGCTCGACACTGCGGCCCGCTACTCGCACGGCATGCTGGCGAGCATGCCAACCGACAGGGAGGAAGCGGAGGCCAACCGGTTTGCCGCCGCCCTCGTCGCGCCGGAGGGCGTCGTGCGTTGGATGGCGGCAGAGGCTGACGCTCGCACCGCCGAGCAGTTGGTTGACCTACTGACCCCACGCTTCGGGCTCACTAGGACCGCGATGGCCTATCGCCTGATCAGCCTAGGCGTCATCATCGACGTCTGATCACGCCGCGGACGCCATCTCCCCGTGCATCGCGCGCACCCACTCGTCCCGCAGCTGCTCGTACCGGGCCCGGGTCGGCCCCCACAGCCAGCCGCCCGTCTCCCGCATCAGCGCACGGATCTCCGCCTGCACGACCTCGGCGGGCCGGGCGGCCTCGGGTGGGGGAGAGGGGATCATGCCGCGATTCTAGGGCGCGGGTCTGACAGCCCCGCGAGTGAAGCAGGCTGAGCGCAGGCCAGAGACTTGCCGGATCGTCACCGATTCGCACAGGGCGCTCACTCTCTGCGCGGATATATGCCGGTGACACTCTTCCGTGAACGCTCAACTTGTTGTTGACTTCGAGTCGATGTGCCCGGTCAGGAAGCGGCCGGGCGCCCGTCAGCCGTGAAGGAGGTCAGTGACGTGGACGCCGAGCACGCGAGCGATCTTCCAGAGAGTGGAGATGCGGGCGTCTGCCGAGCCGGCCTCGATGGCCTGATAGCTGGAGCGAGAGACTCGGGCGGCCAAGAAAACGGTCTCCTGCGTCATGTTCTGACGCAGCCGCGTGACGCGGATGCGGTCGCCGATGGCGCGGCGCTCCGCCAGGAGCCAGGCGTCGTCATCGGGCAGGTGGGGCACCCGCCCCACGCTCCGACGAAGATCATCGGAAGTCAGCCCGGTTTACCGGGCATTATGTGATCTTGAAATCGGCCATCGGGCCTGCGTGCCCGTCAGTGGTCGCAGGGCTACAGGTACGGTGCGGGAATCGCACACACGTTCACACGTTCGGGTGAGAGGCGCCCACCCCGGCGCATCCCGGCACACAGCGCGGGCACCAGCACCACACCCCCCAGCGCGAGCCGGCCACACCAACAGGAGAGTCATGGACCGCCAGCAGTTGCTCGACCTCTACGACTGGGCGCTAGGGACCTGCTTCCGTCATCCCTCCAAGGGACCTGTGCCTACGGCCGTCATCGGAGTCGTGCATCCGCAACCGGAGGGCGAGCGCCAGGTGCGCGCCTGCGCGGACTGTGTGATCACCCTGGAGGACGTGAGGCGAGAGAGGCTCCGGCGGGCCGGTGGGACCTACGAGCCGGGACGCCTCGCGGATCCCTTGGGATAGGGCGTCCCGCGCAGGTCAGCGGCTCCTTCCGTGGGGAGAATCTGGGGAGTGTGACTCCCTGGGGGGCGTCGGGGGAGCGCCAGAATCCAAACTCAAGGGCAGTTGCGGGCAGTGAAGGGAAGTGGAAACGGGCACGTCAGCGGCCATGCATGAGCATCAGGCTGACGCGACCAGCCCCCCGGCAGCACCGGGGAACAGAACCCGGCGTACAGCCCGACTCGTCTGCCGCTCAGGTCACTGACCTGGGGCGACTCCCGCAATCTCCTCGGATGATCTTGCGTTGGGGAGAATCTGGGGAGAATCAGAGGCCGCA